ATCTAGCTCATGTGGCCGCAGGTTGTACCTAGGGGGGGTATATGGTATCTGGGCCGCCGCCGAAACCAACGGCGCTGAAGAAATTGCAGGGGAATCCGGGGAAGCGGGCGCTCAATACGAGCGAGCCGCAGCCACCGGTGCCTGTGTCTATGCCGTATGCGCCGCGGTTCCTGACGGCGGAGGCCAAGCGCGAGTGGCGGCGGATCGTGCCGCTACTGATGGAGCTGGGGCTGTACACAGAGATCGACCGGGCGGCTATGTCTATGGTCTGCCAGACCTATGGGGGATGGGTGCACGCGGAGCGGATGGTGGATGAGACAGGCGGGCCAACGCTGGTTTCCACGGAAACCGGCAACCTGTACCAGAACCCCTGGCAGTCGGTGGCCAACAAGCGATTCGACCAGTTGCGGCGGATGCTGGCCGAGTTCGGGCTGACGCCGGCTTCCAGGAGCCGGTTGCGCATCGGTGAGACGGAAGAGCAAGACGAGCTGGAGGCGCTGCTCTTTCGGCGGAATGTGAGTGTGGGTCGTGAGTGAGGCGCGGGATACGGTCCAGGGGTATATCGACGCCGTACTGAGCGGCGAGATCCCGGCGTGCACGTGGGTCAAACAGGCGGCGGCGCGGCATTTGCGGGACCTGGAGACAGGAGCCGAGCGCGGGCTGTGGTTCGACGAATCCGCCGCGCAGCTCGTGATTGACTTTTTCGGGCTGCTGAAACACAGCAAGGGCGAGTGGGCCGGGCAGACGGTCAAATTGGAGCCGTGGCAGCAGTTCGTGTTGTGGGTGCTGTTTGGGTGGCAGCGGGACGACGGGACGCGCCGCTTTCGCACGGCCTACCTGGAGGTGGCCCGCAAGAACGGGAAGGCGTTGGATGTATCAACTCCGGTTCCTACCGTTACTGGATGGCAAGAGCATGGTTCACTCCGGCCCGGAGATCGCATATTTGCACCGGATGGACGGCAGGTGATGGTGGAGGCGGTGACCGGGCACTACTTTGGACCGGCATACAACATCGAATTCTCTGATGGGACGTCCATTGTCGCGCATGAGAATCACGAATGGCGAACCGAGCGGGCAGCTCACACAAAGCGGCATCGTGGATCAAGGGGGCCACTACCGTTGGTGACGACCGCCGAAATAGCCCAGACGCTGAGGCACGGCGCGCGGCGTGATTTGACGCACCGCATTCCAGTTGCTAATTCGTTGATGCTACCTAACAAAAAACTCCCAATCGATCCATATGTCCTTGGAGTCTGGCTAGGGGATGGTGCTACGGACAATGCACGGATTTCATGCGCCGATGACGAAATCCTAGAAGAGCTTGCTCGCCGGGGGTATCGACCAGAGAAGCGCGCTGGCAGCTATTGCTACATCATTGGGCGGGGATTTCTCCAGAAGCGGCTCAGGAATCTGGGCATACTGGGTAACAAGCGAATTCCCCGACGGTACCTGAGAGCATCGCACGAACAGAGAATGGACCTGTTGCGTGGATTGATGGACTCAGACGGGCATGTGACCAAGCGCGGACAATGCGAAATTGTCCAGGTGCGGCAAGATCTGTTCGACGACATTGTTGAATTGATACGATCGGTCGGGCTAAAACCGACCACGGTAACCGATCGTGCGCAATTGAACGGCAACGATTGTGGCAGGCGGTTTCGAGTCCAATTCTGCGGGTTCCGGGATGATCCACCGGTACTTTTGGACCGGAAACGCGCGCGGCTAAAACGCCGGCCCGGCACGCAGACCAGATCTATGACTCGCCAAATCAAGGCGATGCAACCCGCTGGCCAAAGAGTAGTGAATTGCATCCAGGTAGAAGGCGGAGAATATCTCGCTGGTGAAGGCCTGATAGCTACACACAATAGCACATTGGCCGCGGGGGTGGGCCTCTACCTGCTGGTGGCCGACGGGGAGCCCGGTGCGGAGGTCTATAGCGCGGCGACGATGCGGGACCAGGCGCGGATCACGCACAGCGAGGCGACGCGGATGGTCAAGGCCTCGCCCGCCCTCCGCAAGCGGATCACGGTGTTCAAGGACAATCTGCACATCTCCAACACGGCGAGCAAGTACGAGCCGCTCAGTAGCGATTACAACAGCCTTCAGGGGCTGAACGTGCACGGGGCAGTGGTGGACGAGGTGCACGCGCACCGGAACCGCGACCTGTGGGACGTGCTGGAGACGGCGACGGGGGCCCGGCGGCAGCCGCTGATGTTCGCGATCACGACGGCAGGGTTTGACCGGCAATCGCTGTGTTTCCAACTGCACGAATACGCCGAGAAGGTCCTGGACGGGGTGGTGGAAGATGACTCGTTTTTCGGGTTGATCTACACCCTGGATGAGGGCGACGAATGGGAGGATGAGGCGCTGTGGGTCAAGTCGAATCCCGCCTCGTTCAAGAAGGTGGACGACATGCGGCGGCTCGCGGAACGGGCGCGGGAGATGCCGGCGGCGCTCAACTCGTTTCTGAGGTTGCACCTGGACATTTGGACACAATCGGAGACGCGCTGGTTGCCCATCGGGCACTGGCAGGAATGCGGCCAGGCAGTCGACGCCAACGGGTTGCGGGGCCGGTCCTGCTATGCAGGGCTCGACCTCAGCTCGAATACGGACATCACGGCGTTGGCGCTGGTGTTTCCACCGGAAACCGCGGCGGATTTGTATCACGTGCTGTGGCGGTTCTGGCTGCCAGAGGATAACATGCACGACCGGGTCCACCGGGACCGGGTGCCCTATGACGCCTGGGTGAGGCAAGGGTATCTGACGACCACGCCGGGCAATGTGATCGACCACGCCTGGATCCTGGCAGAGATTGACGAGCTGGCGCAGGCGTACGACATCCGCGAGGTGGCGTTTGACCGTTGGGGGGCCGCGCAGATACAGACGAAATTGATGGAGCTGGGCGGCGAGAATTGGCTGGTACAGTTTGGCCAGGGGTTTGTGTCGATGAGCCCGCCGATGAAAGAGCTGGAAAAGCTGATTTTGGGCCACAGGCTGGCGCACGGCAATAACCCGGTGGCGACGTGGATGGCTCACAACGTCATGGCCAGCCAGGACCCGGCGGGCAACATCAAACCCGACAAGGGGAAATCGATAGAGAAGATCGACGGGATTGTGGCGCTGATCATGGCCCTGGATCGAGCAACCCGGCACGAGCCGCCGAAGCGGTCTATTTACGAGCAACGCGGCCTGGAGGTGGCATGAGAATTCTGGATCGCTATCCTGAAGTGAAGCAGGTCATTGTCAATACCAAGACGGACAAGAGTTTTCGCGGTGTGCTGTGGTCACGGCGGCGGGGGTACATTGTACTGCGCAACGTGAGCCTGTTGCAGCCCCGCGGCGAGGCCATCAAAATGGACGGCGAGGTGGTGATCGAGAGCGCCAACGTCGATTTTATCCAGGTGATAGGCTAATGGCCGTCATTCAGAGTACCGCAGGATTGGTGAACGTACAGCCGGATTGGTGGCCGCTGCTGGCCACGAGCCGCAGCTCGCTCTCGTTCTACGACCAGTACAGCTACGATTATGCTACCATCTACCGGACACAGCCGAACGTCCGCACGTGCGTGGACTTTTTGGCGCGGAACATTGCCCAGCTCGGGCTGCACGTGTTTCGGCGGGTGAGCGATACGGACCGGGTCCGGCTGACGGATCATGGCCTGGCCAGGGTGCTGGGGCAACCGCTGCCCGCGGCCTACAAGGTGACGCGGTATCGGCTGATCGAGACGCTGATGAGCGATCTGGGCATCTATTTCAACGCCTACTGGGTCAAGGTCCGGGCCGGCGGTCAGATGGGCCTATTGCGGATTCCACCGGCGCTGGTGACGATTAAAGGTGGGCTGGTGCCGTTGGAGTATCAGATCCACTTGAACGGGGCGCTGAACCCGCGGGTGCTTGGGCCAGACGAGGTGGTACACTTTCGCGGCTACAACGCCGAGAGCCAGGTCCTGGGATTGTCGCCGTTGGAGACACTGCGGCGAGTGCTGGCTGAGGAGCACGCCGCGGGCGAATACCGGGAGAAATTCTGGCAGAACGCGGCGCGGATGGGCGGCATTATCGAGCGCCCGGCGGATGCGCCGACCTGGAGCGACGCGGCTCGCACGCGATTCAAAGCCGAGTTTGAGGCGCTGTACAGCGGCGCGGACAATAGCGGCAGGACGGCGATTCTTGAGGAAGGCATGGAGTGGAAACCGGCGACGTTTAACGCGCAGGAAAGCGAGTACATGGCTGGGCGGAAACTGAGCCGCGAGGAATGCGCGAGAGCCTACCACATTCCGCTGCCGCTGGTGGGGATCCTGGATCATGCCACGTTCAGCAACATCAAGGAACAGCACAAGAACTTGTACCAGGACTCGTTGGGGCCGTGGCTCAAGATGATCGAGGAAGAGATCGAGCTGCAACTGCTGCCGGAATTCGGGGACAGCCAGGGCGTCTATTGCGAGTTCAACATCGCGGAGAAATTGGCCGGTTCGTTCGAGGAACAGACCACGTCCCTACAGAGCGCCGTGGGGCGGCCCTGGATGACGGCTAACGAAGCGCGGGCGCGGATGAACTTGCCGCGGCTCGACCAGGAGGACGCTGACCGGGTGGTGACGCCTCTGAACGTGATCGTCGGCGGCCAGGCGTCGCCGCGAGACAGCGCGCCGGAAGCGCGGGGGCTGTCAGCGCCGGAGGCCAAAGCGCGCCGGGGCATCGACAGCCACCGGCCCGAGCTGAGGGCGCAGCATGAGAAGAAGTGGGCGGAAGTGCTGAGCCGGCATTACAGGCGTCAGGAAGCGGCGATTGTGAGCCGGGTGCCTGCGGCGCCGGGGAAAGACGATCTGGGCGGGGTCTGGTGGGATACCGAGCGTTGGAATAATGAGCTGTACGAGGACCTGCTGCGGCTGAACGTGCTCACCGCGAGCGCCTGGGCAAGCGAGATCGTGGCGCTGCTGGAATCCGAGTTTTCCAATGACCGGATGCTGCCCTGGCTGAAGGAGCACAGCCGCATCCAGGCGGAGAGCCTGAACCAACAGACGCGAGACGGAGTAGAGGCGGCGCTGCGAGAGGATGACGCATTAGAGGCCGTCAAGAACGTGTTTGCCATTGCGCTGACCTCGGGTGTAGCGCGGCAGGCGCTGGGCGCGGTGACCACGGCATCGATGTTTGGCTCGTCGGAAGCGGCCAGTGCGGGGGGGCTGCGGACCAAGACGTGGGTGGTGAACAGCAGCCACCCGCGGGATACGCATCTGAGAATGGACGGGGAGACGGTCGGCATTCGGGACCGATTCAGCAATGGGCTGCGCTGGCCGGGGGACCCCTCGGGTCGGGCGGAAGAGAACGCAAACTGCCAGTGCAGCATACTCTGGAACTAGGGGGTAGAAATGGACACAAAAACATACCGAGCACGGCTCGAGCTAAAGGCGGACAGCGAACAGGGCGAGTTCAAGGCCGTGTTTGCCACGTTGAACGTGATTGACCACGATGGAGATGTGACTGTACCGGGCGCGTTTGGCGAGCAGCGAGTTCTGATCGAGCCGTGGAACCACGATTATAGTCGCCCGCCAGTGGGCAGGGGGGTGATTGGAGAGAAGGATGACGAGGCTTACGTGGAGGGGCGGTTCTTTCTCGATACCGAGGCCGGGCGCGAGCACTATACAGTGGTCAAGGCGCTGGAGGACATGCAGGAGTGGTCGTACACGTTTCGGGTCGTGGATGCTGAACCGGGGGTATTCGAGGGTGAGAGCGTGCGGTTCCTGAAACGCATGGACGTGATTGGGGTCAGCCCAGTGACCCGCGGTGCGGGAATTGGGACGCGGACCACCTCTATCAAGGGCAGCAAGAGCGCACTGCCACGGCATCGGACGGCGACGACCGACGCGGCCTGGGATGGGCCGGCCAACGAGGCCAGGGCCCGGAGCGGGGAGGACGAGGCCTACTATCGGCGGATCTACGCCTGGCGGGACCCGGACGGGGGTCCGACGGTCAAGGCGAGCTACAAGTTCATTCACCACCAGGTGGGTGGCGATGGCAACCCGGGCGCGGCCAACGTGCGGGGCTGCCAGACAGCCATCGGGGTGCTGAATGGCGGGCGGGGCGGGACGACGATCCCGGATGCGGACCGGCAAGGGGTATGGAACCACCTGGCCGGGCACCTGCGGGACGCGGACCTGGAGCCGCCAGAACTGAAATCACTTTCCGGCGCCAGCGGTACTGGCGTTGGTGATGATACCGAGGAGGACACTGAAGGCGAGGCCGACGGGAACGCCGGTAAGCCGAGCGGGGTTTTGCCGCGGGTGGTTTTGACTGAAATCGAGATCGACCTTTTGGAGGGATAAGATGAACCTGAAAGAGAAGTTGCAGAAGGCCTTGCTGAATGCACGCGCCATCTGCGAAAAGGCAGAGACCGAACAGCGGGATTTCACCGCTGAGGAACGGACCCAGGTTGAGGGGTATATGGAAGAGGCCAAGAGTCTCAAGGAACAAATCAAGGCGGCCGAGGGCGATGCGGCCCTCCGGGCGGCTGTGGCCGACTTTGCCGCGGAGCTGGCCACGCAGCCAGACCCAGTCCAAGCGGCCGTCGTGAAAGGCACGTTGGGCGAGCGGTTTGTGAACGCGCCGGAGTTCAAGGCGTGGATCAAAAGCATCGCACCCGAGGGGCGCGTCCCGGAGCGGTCGGCGCTGCTCAGTCCACCGGTGTTGTTCAAGACGCTGTTCGGGCGCAAGGACCTGATCACCGGGGAATCGGACACCAGCGCCGGGGCGTTCGTACAGACGGACTATACCGGCATCTACGAGCCGCTGGGTCGGTATCCGCTGACTGTCCTGGACCTGGTATCACGCCGGACCACCACCAGTGACCTGGTCGAGTTTGTACGCCAGACCGTCAAGGTGCAAGAAGCGGCTGTGGTGGCCGAGGCCAACGTCACCGACTATACCGGGGCCACTGGCGAGGTCAGCGGCGAGAAGCCGGAAGGCGCAGTTGCGTTCGAGAAGGCGACCGAGGCCGT